GATAGCGGTAGTAGCAATAGCAATACCAGCAGATGAATCACCAGTAGTTGTTGAGCCAGTGTTGCTGTTAGCGTTACCTAAGTAGTAAGCATTAGATCCAACAAAAGATGGGTTAATGTACTGGATGGTAGAGCTGTTAGAACCTTGACCTAATACAACTGCTTGGAACACTGCTTGAGGATCATCTACAACATAACCGATTGCATCAGTAGCTGTAGTACCTGCTTGATAGAACTGATAACGGTTTTTACCGTAGATAGGACCGCCTGTTGTTGAATATTCGCAACCAACAAAAACACCGATAGTACCAGCAGTACCACCGTTAGCTGTTGTTGGAGCTAATGTTGAAGCAACCAGAGTACCTGCTGCTGTGCCAACACCAATTTGAACAACGTCACCGTTGTACAAGCTAGTAGCATAGCCATTGTAGATCGGGAACATGCGGGTAGAACCAGCAAATACACGACCACCAATCAGGTTAACTGGCTTTAGACCGTAAGGGGCCGAAACTGTAGGATAAGCCATTTAAATCTCCTAATTATTTAATTACCAGATCCAAAGCTTACTGTTGACTTCCGTTCCATAAAGAGCGGCATTCTTGAGTCGCTTTGGCGCATTAAATTATTGTCCACAGCCTCTGCCTGTTGAGATGTTTGTTTAGCTTCGTAGTCCATACGTTGCTGCACTAACTCTTCAGGGATTTTGCAGAGCAATAACCCGCCAATCTCGATATTGTCTTTATATTGACCTTCACGAGCGGCTAGCAGTTGATATTTGGGTTGCTCGTCTACATGAACTGGTTCCCATCCTTCACGATATTTCGCAGAAATATTGCGAGGATCGGCACTATTTAACATAGATACTCGAATCCAACGATACGCAAACCCCGGTTGTTTGTCCGGCTCAGGTAAAAGTTCAGGTGGCATCCACTGCTTGGGACGCTCTGCAAATTCACGGGTTTCTAATTCTCTAGTACTGCTCTTTGGTGCGTTAGCCATGTCAGGCCTCCATTCTTAAAAGTTCTTTAACGTACTGCTCTGGGGTAAGTCCAAGCTTCTTCGCTATAGCAACTTGCGAAGTTGTCAACCGGACTTTCTTAGGCGCTGTCGTCCTACTTGCCGGAGCTACTACGTTTGGTTTTGCTTTAGGAGTGTCTTCTTTTTGCTTAACCTGTACTTCTGGTTCTCCAAATTCCTCTGGAAAACGTTTACGCATTGTTTCGTCTAACTTTGCATAATAATCATCTGAGCCAATAACTACACCTTGGCGTTTGAGTTTTTCGTGTAACCCAAGTGCCGAAGCTGTCATTTCCTCGTCCTGTCCGAACCAAGGATTGTTCTGTTGCCACGCCATAACTTTATCATCAGGACGTGCAACTTGAGGCTCCTGTTGTCTTTGTACCTCAAAATTGCTTTCTTGTAAAGGGGGTAGCTTAAAACCTTTGATTTTTTCAAGGCTCATCTGTGCTTTAGTCAGCTCTTCTTGAGCTTCTGCTAGCTTTTCTGAGTCTCCTGCTTCATAAGCTTCTTTGTATGCCCGCTTTGCCTCTTTAACCAAAGCCTTAGCAGAATCTTTTTTAGCTTCTTTGTACTCTTTCTCTCCTTCAGTCAGAATAGCCTTAATGCGCTTATTCTCTTCATGGAGTCGTTGAGCTGTTTCAAGGGCGGCATGACGTTCACGTTCTGCAGCTTCTTTAGCACGGCGCTCATCGTTCCAGATACGCTTCATCTGGATCATTTTGTCCTTTGCTTCTTTGCTGTATTTGTCTAGTTCATCAACCTCAACCTCTAAAGCTTTTACTTTTTCGGGGTCAGCAGGGGTGCGACCACGATCTTCTTCGGGTGTGTCATCCTCGATTTCAATATCAATTTCTTGGACGGGATCTTGTTCGATCTCGACTTTTTGTTCGATTTCATCGGGGAATTTAAATTCTTGTGTTTCTGCCATTGTCCGGCTCCTTATTTACGTTTGATGCCACGAGGGTCAAGTACTGTCGCCTCTACGGAATCTTCATTGATGATGCGGAACTCTTTTCCGTGGATTAAAAGACGGGAACCTGCATTTGGGCGTACCAAAATAAAGTCTCCGACCTTACACCAAGGTCCAGTAGGATAGCGGTCTTTATCTGAATAACAGTCTGGACCTAGAGCCACTACGAATAGAACCGTTGTTAGGATCTCTTCGGTGCGGATGGTTTCGTCTGCCTTGATAAGGCCACTCTCGTATTCCTTTTCCATCTCTGGAATAGCGCACAAAATCTTGTAACCTTGTGGCTTTGGAAGTTGTGTTGCTTTTTCCTCATCCTTTTTGTTCAGGACTTGGGATAAATCTACTGCTTGTGCTACGTTTAAGTCATTCATCGTCCGAATGCTCCATTCTTTGTTTAAGGTCTGTTATGTATTGCCGTGCTGTAAGAAGACCTCTAATCTCACCACACGTTCTTTGGTAGTCACCAAAATCTTTGGCTTGTCCGCCGCTAATCCAATTACTTAATTGCGCTACTTTTTTGTCTATGTCGTCCCATAGATTTTCAAAAGCGTCCATTAATCACCTTTCTTTTTAGTTTCCTTCTGTTTTTCCATCATTTCCCTCTGAATCTTTACGTCTAAATGATTTTTTAGGGCATCTGCCATCAATTCTTGCTTGTGATGCTCGTCATCTTTCATATGTGTGCTGACATGTTTGAATGCTTCCATGCCAACCTTAGCGGCAAGCTCGGTTTTGTCCTTTTGCTGCTCCATTGCAAGCTTAACGGCGTCCATTTTGACGTCCATCTGCTGTTTTTCACCCTGTAAACGGGTCTGAGTAGCAATTCTTTCCCGTTCAATCTGCTGTTGTTGCTGTCTAAGGGCAATATCAGCCTGATCTTTCTGGGCTTTACGCTGTTGCTCTTGCATTTTGATCTGCATTTCTTGTTGTTGTAGCTGAACAAGTGGGTCTTGAGCCTGTTGTTGCGCTTGTTGCTGGGCAACTTGCTGTTGATTTTGCTGTAACAACTGGGTTGCAGCCTGAGCCAACAACGGTGCGAGGCGAGCTTCGACCTGCGGATTCATGTGAACCTCTTCGCCGTACTCGTCTTCCATTGGAGGCAGGTTCATTCCAAGCTTTTGCTCGATCTCTACACGGTATTGCCAGCCCAAATGCTCGTTGATATGAGCCATCATTGCACCCTGAAGCGCTTGCGCTTGGGGATTTTGCCCCAACAACTGAGCAATCTTAGGATCTTGCATCGCTGACATATGCACAGTGATGTGTGCTTGGTGGTCTTGATATGCAAAAGCCTTAACTGGCTTGCCCATGAGTATGTTCTGGTTTTCGGTGACCGGATCTTCTGGCTTCTGGTCTTCAGGCAACGGTATGAGTTTGTTTGCATTCTTAATTCCAATGACTTCAATCATCTGGCGGTGCAACAGTGGCATGTTGTAGTACTGAGGTGCAGTCTGTGCCAACTGTAAAGCAGCCTGATATTGAACAATCTTCTGCGCTAATGTTGATGCATTAGGATCGGATACTGGAATTACATCAATGTTTTTATAATCAGACTTGCGGGCTTTAGGACTTCCAGTTTCAGGATCATAGTCATATTCACCGGGAGCGTTGTCCGCAATAATTTCTTTGAGTAACTTGAGTTCTTGTTTTAAGCTGTAGTGGATACGAGCTTGAACTGCGGACATAACCTTAAGTGTACGTTCCAAGATAGCCAAAGTAGTTCCGACAGGAGCGGCTGCCGACATATCTGAGACTTGTAAATCTGCTGTGTTTGCAAAACGTCTTCCTTCCTCTACGATAGTATTTAACAAAGAATACAAGACTTGGCTTGGCTCTTTGTATGGGAGTGGCATGATGTTATCTTTCATCGCACCACTTGGAACGTCTACATCTCTAAACTCGCCGGGAGCTATTGGTGTGTCATCCCCTTTGACCCGCAGACCACGGGTCTTAAAGCCACCCGGCAGATTCGATAAGGATCCTGCATCGACCAGCTGACGTATGATTGAAGTGCCAGATTTAGCATAAGCACCGATAAGATGGATAAGACCAAAAGCGTAAAAGCCAAAACCGGGAATATAGCTATAGTGGACGAGGTGCGTTCTCTTTTGGTATGTTTCATCGCCTTCTCTCCAGTTTCTACGGATTGATAATACCGTGCCGGTGGACTTCTCGATTGTGACTACATATGGCAAAGCCATGCCAGTCATCTCACCGTCTTCGGTATGCTCGAATCCTGATAAGTCTAAGTTAGTTTGAATTTCTAAAATCTTAAAGCGGTCATCTTGGAAAGCCTTAAAGCCTAGCTTCTCAGCAATCTTCTTCTCAACTTCATCAAGGACTGACTCTGGCTCACCAAGATCTACGTCTCTGTAAAATCCTGACAACTGTAATCTCTTAAGATCATGCTCAGTCTTTCTCATGACGTGCGTTACACGCTCTGCGGATTGAAGATCTGGAGCGCCATAAGGAACTACGATATCTTCTGCAGGAACGTACAGGGCAACCTGACGTTTTAGGATTGGATCTTCGTAGACTTTCTTAAATGCGTTACCTGCTAATCCCAAGCCCCAAAGCATACGCTCAGTTTCTGGACGGTACTCTGACATCACTTCGGTCAGTTCGTAGTTCATGTCATCTTGGACACGTTGGGCAGAATCTTTTAATGCGGGTGTTTCTTTGCCGAGGATGTGAGTTCTTACGGGACCTTGTGCTGGGAAAATTGCCATCATTGTTTCGGCTTGGAATTTGACTAAAGCTTCAGCCAACATAGGATGGTAGACGCCACATGCGCCTTCCCAAGGTTCGGCACGTTCTTCAATTTTTAATCCAAGCAGTTCAAGTCCGTCAACGTAAGTTTGGATCCAGTCTTTACGGGAAGCAACGTCAGAATCAAACTCGCCAATCAAGTCACCTGAGATTTGTGTTAATTCACTTTCAGATAAATACTCAGCTAAGTTTGCGCCAAAGTCATCAGTGACTTCAACTTCTTCTTCCAGAACAACTAACGCCCCGTCTTCAGGACCTTCGATTACGATCTCCATTGGAGATTCTTGTTCTGCTAGTTCATCAATCCCTTGGGGAGCTGAGTAAATGGCCTTATCAATCGGCATATGCTATCCTTATTTAAAAGTTGGGCCTACTACCCAACTCACTGCTGAATACCGCACCCCTTTAGTTACCGAGGTTACCTTGTGTTCTAAAAATGACGGAAACACTAAAACACTTCCTTGTTTAAGTTTAGGTGAAGGAACGTCCCTAAATTCTAACTCACCTCCATCAAAATCACTAGGATCATTCAATAAAAGACTGATCGAAAGCTTTCTTTGAAACCCATTGATTGGGTTGGCGGAGTCTCTATGCCAAGTATAGTGACCGTTTTCGTTGTATCTTCCAATTTGAACAGACTCCATTCCACGGTATTCATAGTTCCAACCACAAACAATATTGGCGGCGTCTATGTAGGATTTGAGAATACAACCTACAGGGGTCAGTTGATCTAGCCAAACAATATCCGTGTTTCTCAATTTTTCATTTTCTACGCCCGGTTCTGTCAACGAGTTGCCAACTTGAGCCGTTATTCTCTTATCCCAATCCACGCCTTTTAGGATCAAGTTGCAATATTCTTTTGGGATAATCGACTCCCAGTGGTAGTAAAAATTATTTAACATTAGTAGTAAGCCGTCTTTTTCTTAGGGACATAGTCATCCCATTCATCAGTCTGAAGTCGAATAAACCCGCCTTTGCGGAATCGGATCAGGGCTTGGGTCGCAGAGTCGACTAAGTCATCGTGGTCTGAGTTGGGAAAAGCCGCCATTTCTTCTACGACTTCCTCCGCCCACCTCGTACGGGGCGCCCACACTTTTCCGGACGCAAAGATATCCGCTACGGAATTAACCCGCATTACCTTATCGTTCCCCCTAGTTGGGGTGAACTCTTGCACTGGGATGCCCATTTGTCTCAGTTCATAGACTAAAGGAGCGCCAGATGCCTTAGCTTCAATAATACATGAATCCGGTTGCCATTCCTTATATTGTTCCATCGCACAAGCCTTTAGTTCGGGAAATTCCATTCGGCGCTTAAAGGCGTTTAGCAAAATAATGTTGGCGTCATTTGGGTTTTCGTCTTTATAGAAAACGCCCCAAGTCGTACAAGCGGAATAGTCGCTCCGCTCGTTTTTGGTAAAA